ACCCTGACAACCTATTAGGTAAACCGTCTCTTGATGAACCTCTTCACACAGATTTGGAACCAAAAGCTGCTGGTACTAGTGGTGATGGTTATCTTTGGAAGTATCTCTATACTATTAACCCAGGAGATCTTGTCAAATTTGAGTCAACTAATTTCATCCCAGTTCCTGATGACTGGACATCTACTGCTGATGCAAACATTACTGCTGTAAGAGGTAATGCTGCTCTTTCTGGTAACCAACTTAAAAATGTTATTATTACCAATAGAGGTGCTGGTTATGGTAATGCTGCTACTTATACCAATGTTCCTATTAATGGAAATGGAAATGGCGCAAAATGCTCTGTAACTGTTAATTCCTCTGGACAAATTGAAAGCATTAGTATTACTCAGGGTGGAGATGGATACACTTACGGAACAGTTGATTTAACTGCTGGAGGTGTTACTAATACATCTGGTAGTACTGATGCTACATTTGTTGTTATTATTCCTCCTCAAGGAGGTCATGGTGCTGATATATACCGTGAATTGGGAGCAACTAGAGTATTAATTTATTCACGTGTTGAAAATGATGATTCTAACCCAGACTTTGTTACTGGTAACCAGTTTGCAAGAGTTGGATTAGTTAAGAATCCAGAAGAAACTGATTCATCTTCTATTATTGCATCAACACAAGCAAGTGCAGTTTATGCTCTGAGATTAACTGGTGCTGGTGTAACTGCTGCATCTTTTACCGCTGATGCTAGAGTACGTCAGACAGTTGGTGTTGGTTCAACTGCTGTTGGACAGGTTGTTTCTTGGGATCCTAATACAAGAGTTTTGAAATACTGGCAAGATAGTTCACTTGCTGGATTTACAACTGCTGGAGTAGCAAAAACAAATCCAGATTATGGATTTGAGTTATATGACTTTACTTCTACAGTAGCAACTGGAGGAACCACTATTGTTAGTGGAGGATCAGTTGATTTACAGTTAGACTTAGACTATAGCGGTATAACCACTGTAATAAATAATAAAACGTATAACCTGGGACAGACTTTTACGAATGGTGTTGCTCCACCAGAAGTTAAAAAGTACTCTGGCGAGATTATTTACGTTGATAATAGGGCATCTATCACTAGATCCACTAATCAGAAAGAAGACATCAAAATCATTGTAGAGTTCTAAATCGATGCCACAGCAAACGAATTTAAACGTATCGCCATACTTTGACGATTTTAGTGCATCTAATGACTTCCATAAGGTGCTATTCAAGCCTAGTTACCCAGTACAGGCTAGAGAATTAACGACTCTACAATCAATCCTCCAAAACCAAATTGAGCAGTTTGGTGATCACATGTTCAGGGAGGGATCGAAAGTAATTCCTGGACAACTTTCATATCAATCTAATTACTATGCTGTTCAAGTTGAAGCAGCATATTTTGGTATTCCTGTTTCTTTTTATGCTGAGAAACTAGTTGGACAAAGAATTAAAGGTGAAGCATCTGGAGTTACTGCAAAGGTTGTAAATTATATCGATGAAAGTGAATCTGATAGTGGTAATTTAACATTTTATGTTCAGTATGAGAAATCATCTACTACTTTTGCTGGACAAACATTTCAAGATGGAGAGACTCTTTTAACTCTATCTTCATTTACCTATGCAAATACTGTTATTGCAGGAAATGAAGGATTTGCAAATGCAATACCTACAAGTTCTACTGCTGTTGGTAGTGCTATACAAATAACAGAAGGTGTATATTTCCTTAGAGGTAATTTCGTAAGAGTTGCAAAGCAAACTCTTATTCTTGATCAATTTAACAACACTCCTTCATATAGAGTTGGATTGTCTGTTATAGAGGAGATTGTTACTGCAGGTGCAGATGAATCACTTTATGATAATGCTCAAGGATTTAGTAACTACTCTGCTCCTGGTGCTGATAGACTTAAGATAACTGCTGTTTTAGCAAAGAAAGAAGTTGATGAACTTAATGATGAGAATTTTGTTGAAATCATGCGTCTGGTTGACGGTGAACAACAATATTTCCATGATGATTCACAGTATTCATTAATTAGAGATGCTTTAGCACAAAGAACATTTGATGAATCAGGTAATTATTATGTAAAACCATTTAGAGTTGACGTAAAAGAGACTCTAAACGATAGAAGAGGTAATAAAGGACTTTATCTTCCTGGACAAACTACACAGGATGGTAATACTCCTTCTAGTGATTTGATGACTTATCAGATTAGTCCTGGTAAGGCATATGTTAGAGGATATGATGTTGAGACTATTTCAAATACTAATCTTGATGTTCCTAAAGCAAGGACAACAGGAAAAGTAGAAGATATTGGTGTAGATTATAATACAGGATCTCAGTTTATTGTAAACAATGTATTTGGTACTCCTAATGTTGGATTAGGAACTACTTCTTATGTTTCTCTAAGGGATCAAAGAATTGGTGGTGTTTGGAAAGATCCTGCCGGAACTGAAATAGGTAGAGCAAAAGTATATAATTTCACTCCTGAAACAGTTAATTTAAGTTGGGATCAGAATGGAGCAAATTGGTGGGATTTGCGTTTATTTGATATCCAGACATACACTACATTAGGTATTAGCACATATATCGATATTTCCCTACCCGCTCGTATTACGGGCGATTCTAGCGGCGCAGAGGCGTTCCTGGTGAGCGCTGCGAGTCAGAGTGATACCCTCACTGTTTATGGAAATGTTGGTAGTTTTGTTAAAGATGAGTCATTTAAAGTTAATGGTGAGGATGTAGGTCCAGTTATTAAGACTGTTAGAGATTATGGATTGAATGATGTTTATTCTGTTCATTCATCTGAAGCAGTTGGTAATCTCGGTGTTGGACAAACATTTAATGCTGACTTTAATTTAACAAGAGTTACAACTCCAATAGCAGATAGTTTTGTTGGTAATAACCCAACATTTATAGTTACTGCTGGAGATCAAGGTATTTCAACAGTAACAAGTCCAGGAAATAATTTTGCTGGTATTGTAACTGTCGGTAATTATATTGGATATTCTGTTGCTGGATATTCTACAGAAACTTATAACAGAGTTACTGCTGTTTCTGATGATGGAAACAGTCTTACAGTTGCTGGAGTAACAAATGTAATTGGAATTGCTGCTGGTGATCTTCCAACTGTAGAGGTCAATACTCAGGGATTAGGTGTTCGTTCTTTAGATAATTTATTAATAGACAATAATAGTTTTATTACTCGTTTGCCTAAGTCAAATGTTAGTGATATTGATATACTTAATTCGTATTTGGTTGTTAAGAAGCAATTTAGAAATGTAACTGTAGCAGGTAATGAAATTGCTATTGGTCAATTTAGTATAGGTGCAGATTTCACTTATGAACCATTTACTCCACAAAGGTATATCATTACTTATAGTGATGGTAGACGTGAAGCATTAACTGCTGATCAAATTCAGTTTAGTGGAGGGATGAAGAACCTTAAGTTCGTAAATCTCTCGGTTGCTGCTGATTCTGCAGCAAGAGTAGATGTAACTCTTAAGAAGAATAACCCATCATCTAAAGAGAAGAGATGGAGTACTGGTAGTACTATCATTACTCGTTCTAATCTTGTTGGTTCTGGTACTTCAACAGAAAGTCTTCAAAATGGATTAACATATAGTAATCTATATGGTACTCGTGTAGAAGATGAAGATATCTGTTTGAATGTACCTGATGTAATGAGGGTTCTTGGAGTATATGAATCCAATGACATGACTGATCCTGATTTGCCATCTGTTACAATGGCATCTCTATCAGGACCTAATGGAACAACAGCAGATTTGACAGTTGGAGAAGAAATTATTTCTACAAATGGATCTGTTGCTATTGTAATCGAAATAATTAATACTACAAAAATTGGAATTGTTTATTTGAATAGTACACCTATTCAGATTGGTAATGTTATAACATTCCAATCATCTGGTATTCAATCAACTGTTACTGCTAAGACTGATGGTGATAGAAATATATGGAAGCAATTTGAACTTGATCCTGGAATTAGAGATTCTTTCTATGATTATTCCAGATTGATTAGAACTGGTGGTTCAGCACCAACTAATAGATTAAAAGTTGTATATCAACATTATACTATTGCCGGTGATGATACTGGAGATATCTTTAGTGTCAATAGTTATGCAGCAGATAGGTTTGATCAGGATATCTACTATCTTGATAGTTTACTCAGCGAAAGATTAACTGATTATATTGATATACGTCCTAGAGTTGCAACATATGATCCTGCAACTGCAACAAAATCACCATTTGAATTCGATTCAAGAACGTTTAGTGGTGAAGGAAATACACCTCCTCATATTCTTTCTGATGATGAGAATTTAAATCTCACATTTAATTATTATCTTCCAAGAATTGATAGGATATTCTTAACAACTAATGGTTCATTCCAAATTCAAACTGGTGTTGCTGCTGATCAACCAGTTGCACCAGAACCTGTAAGTGGTGCATTGGATGTAGGAACTTTAAATGTTCCTGCGTATACTTTTGAGGCACAGCAAGTTAAGTCTTTCCTTAAGTCATATAAGAGATATCGGATGGCCGATATCGGATCTATTGATCAAAGAGTTAGGAATCTTGAGTATTATACATCTCTTTCTTTATTAGAAAGTGATACTAAGAACATGTCTATTAAAGATGCTAATGGACTTGATAGGTTCAAGTGTGGTTTCTTAGTAGATAACTTTAAGAACGGAATCGCTCAGAGTAAGTTAGATCCAGATTTCAATGCATCTATTGATAAAGATGCTGGTGAGATGCGTCCTTCTCATTATACAACTGCAGTTGATTTACTTCTTGGTACAAATACCATTATTGGTATAGGTCAAACAGCAGATCCTTCTCAGGATTATGGATTCGCAAATGACTTGATTGGTAGTGGCTGCCGTAGAACTGGTGATTTAATTACTCTTGATTATAGTGAAGTACTTTGTTTAGAGAACCAATATGCTTCAAGAACAGAGAATGTTCAACCATTTGCTGTTATTTTCTGGAGAGCAAATCTAGAACTTAACCCATCTTCTGATGTATGGGTAGATACTAGAAGAATTGCAGCACGTAATGTTGATATTGAAGGTGATTTTGAAGATACAATTCGCGAAACAGGTGCTAATGAAAATACTGGATTAATTTCTACTGTATGGAATGCTTGGGAAACAGCATGGGTTGGTGTTGATATTCAAAGAACAATCAGGAATACACAAAGAACAGAAATCTTGGAAAATCCTCCAAGAGAAGTTGTTACTCGTTGGGTTCCTAACCCTCGTAGAAGAGGAGCAAGAGAAGTAAATGGTATCAGAAATGTTACTGTTCGTGCTCGTGATATTGCTGTTCAAATTAGAGAAAGAACAACTACTACAAGAACAGGACAAGTCAGAAATGGTCTTGCTACCAGAGTTGTAGAAAGGATCGATTCAGAATCTTTAGGAGATAGAGTAGTAGAGCGGAATGATCTTCCATTCATGCGCTCACGTAATATTGAGTTTATTGTTAGAAATGCTAAACCAAGAACTCAAGTATATCCATTCTTTGATGGTCAAGATGTAGCAGAATTCTGCTTCCCTAAACTTTTAGAAATCAATATGACGACTGGTACTTTCCAAATTGGAGAGACTGTTGTTGCTATTTTGCAGACTAATTGGGCAGGTGGTTTTGGTGATAATTGGATGTTAAGAGCTAGAGTTGCTACTCCAAACCACAAGTATGGACCATATAATGCTCCATC